GAAGAAGGACTGATGATCACATTCATTGGCCGACTCCGTGCGGCATGGACTTTTGCGCGTCACCAGCGTTGGGTTGATCCGTTGCCATGGCGCAAGGATGACGCGATCGCGCTCAACAATTTCTTCAAGAGCGATACCGGCAAACGGTTCAAGGACGCTCTACTGAACACGGTCCTGATGCAGAACGCTTCTGCGATTACGGACCGAAACCATTTGCAATACTCGGCAGGGTTTGCAATGGGTCAGGCCAGTCTTGTGAAGGTCATCGAAGTGATGGCCGATCAGGAATCAATTACGGGGCAGGATGATGATCCTGATTCTGCCACGAACCAATAGGATCAAGTTGCGGTTGCTGTGTCTGTGCGGACCGGCAAACGAGTAAAAGCACAATATGTCAGAAGAGAATCAGAGCGGGGCGATGGATGCCAATGCGATGCTCGCGCTGGCCAACGACTTCGACTCCGGTGTCGACATCGACAATCGGGCAAAGGAGCAGCCGGAAACCAAACAGGAGGTTGCTCTAGCCGAGAAGGAAGCCACAGAAGTGGAGTCCGCCGGGAAAGAGGTTGAGAACACGGCCAAGAGCGAGAGTAAGCAGGAGCAGAAGCCGCCCGCTGAGCAGAAGCGGGATTCCAAGTTTGCCCAGGAGCAACAGCGAAAGGCCAAGACTTGGGAGCAGATCAACGCCGAGAAGGAGGCCATCAAGGCTGAGCGCGAGGCGGTGAAACGGGAGCGGGAGGAATGGCAGAAGCAGCGGGAGCAATCCCAGAGTGCGGAAGCCAATTCCTATCGGGATGACAAGGGCTACACGGCGGAGGACTACGAGGCTGCGGCCAAGGAGTTCGATGCTGATGGCGATACCCAGTTGGCCAAGGCAGCGCGAGCCAAGGCCGAGGGGGTTCGCAAGTCCGCGTCCCAGCAGGCGCAGAAGGTCCAGCAGGAGCGCATGGCAAAGCAGTGGGCTGACAACTACAATCGATTGGCCGACAAGGAGCCGTGGTTGAAGGATCAGTCGAGTGCTGAGTACAAGCGGACTGTTGAGATCATCCAGCGTGTGCCGTTCCTCGCGGGGATGCCGGATGGACTTGTCCATGCGGTTGAACTGATGAAGCTGCAAAATACCGCTGGCAAAGCTCAGTCGCTTGAGAGCGAGAACAAGGCTCTCAAGGAACAGTTGGAAAAGCTCCAGCAGAAGACCGCCATTGGGAAGAGCATTCCGGCAGGACAACTCAAGGCCGAGGAGAAGGATTTCTCTCGGCTGTCCCTCAAGGAGCAGAGGGAGGCACTCATGCGAGCGTCACGAGAGTTCGACCGGGAAGCAGCCTAAGGCACAACCACAACTGAAATATGCCAGTCACGACCTCAACCACGCTTACTAACCAGTTCCAGAACTACTTCAGCAAGGAGCTGCTCAGCATCGTCACTCAGGAGACGATCCTCGATCAGTTCGGCATGAAGGCCCCGATCCCCAAGAACAATGGTAACAAGGCCATCTCGATGTTCCGTTTCGGAGCCCCGAGCATCGCCAGTGTTCAGACCATTGCTTCTGAGGGTGCTGCCATCAGCTCCGCGAACTACCGCGCTCTCGCGCTGAACAAGCTCGACAAGAGCCTCGCGCAGTACGGTCAGGTCATCGGCCTCACGGACATCCTCCGCGCCACCGACCTGTTCAACAGCTTGCAGCAGGCCACCAAGACCAGCGGTCTGGACATGGCCCTCTGGGTTGACTCGGTGATCCGCAACACGCTGATCGGTTCCAACCTCACGGCCAGCGGTTCGTCCATCGGTTCCGCTGCCGAGGGTGGTGGCACGTTCGACAACTCGGACGCCTGTAACACCGCTGCCGCTTCCGGTGGCATCAAGGTGTACGGCAACCCGGCCACGCTGACCACGCAGACCTTCTCTGCGCTGAACAGCGACACGACCGCCGCCAACACCACGATGACCGCCTCGGCTGTCCTCGACTCCATGACCCGGCTGAAGCGCAACCGCGCTCCGCTGATCAATGGCGGCTACGTCCTCGCCACCGATCCCCGCGTTGCCCGCGACCTGATGCGCGACAGCGATTGGTTGAACGCCTCCAACTACGGCAACAAGGGCACCCCGTTCTACAAGGGCGAGGTCGGCTCCATCTACGGCTGCCGCGTCGTCACCCAGACCAACTCGTTCGTCAGCACCGGCTCCGGTACCGCTGGCGATGAGTTCGTCTATCAGGCCACCCCTGCCGGTGGCGGTCTGGCGGTCAGCAAGGACATCATCGCTTCGTTCTTCTTCGGCAACGAGGCGTTCGGTATCCCTGCTCTGACGGGTGATGATCCGCTCTCCCCGAAGATCGTGATCACCGATACCCCGGACAAGAGCGACCCGCTGAACCAGCTCGTCACGGTCGGCGTGAAGCTCTACTTCGCTGCCCTCCGTCTGGCCGCTGGTAACACCGGTTCCACCGGCAACCCGACCTGGTACCTGGTGCATCGCACGAAGACCTCGACCACGCTGTAATGAAACCCAAGACGGCCACCATCATGGTGATCGCCGTCAGCCCAAAGGGGCATCATCGAGCAATCGGTGGTGCCCCTTCTCATTCCGCTTGCGGATGCGAAGAGGCTGACAACAATGCGCCCATGATTTCGATTCCTATCGAGGCTCTCTCCACCGACATGGAGGATGGCGAACAGGCCATGCCCGAGGTCGGTGATGAGGTTGTTCTAGATGATGTTCGCGGTGTACTGAAGAAGCTCGACAACGGAGAAGCCTACATCGAGATCCGTAGCGTCAACGGCATGCCCGCCGAGTACGAGTCCAAGGAGGACAAGAAAGAGATGGCCGGCCCCATGGACAAAGAAGGCATGCGTAAGATGGCCGAGGAATACGACAGCGAGATGGAGGGCTAAGATGCCGATCTACACCTTCGAGAACAAAGGCCGGTCCATCGAGCATATCGCTCCGATGGGAACCGATTCCATTGTGATCAAAGGGGAACGCTGGACGAGGCAGCCGGTGGCCCGCTTCGGGGTCACCGGTTTTGCCCGCGAGGCCGAACTCAAGGATCATGTGAAGCGCGGGTTCAGTCGCATGGAAGACCGTCAGGGCTCGCGCTTCGAGAGTACTTTCACCAAGAATCAGATTCGGAAGATTTGGGACATATGAGCGACGTATCAAACCAAGCCATTCAGTATTCGATGGGAGTCGCCGGTGGCCGACTCGTGCAGGACACGGCCAGCTACACCGGTCCGTTCGTTGCGCTGACGTTCCTGGCTCCGACCGTGATCTCCAGCATCAGCGGGGCGAACATCGTGGGAACCTTCTCGACCGTGACAATCCCGGCAGGCGTGACGATTCAAGCCCCGATCAACAGCTTCCAGCTTTCCAGCGGTGTGGTGTGGGCCACGAATGGCGTGATCCAGTCCTGATGACCTGTGACTACCCTGGCTCTAGGAACTCGGTTGGCATCGGCGGGTGGCGGAAACGTCATTCCGGTTGATCCTCCGATCCTGCGCCGGGACCTGTTGCAGGAGGACGATTTCTTCGTCCTGTTGGAAGACGCGAGCAAGATCGTTCTCAGTCTTGGAACATATGATCGAATTGCCACTGAGCAGGGCACTGATCTGCTCCTCACCGAAGATTCAAGCAAGTTCATTCTAACCGTTTACTGATATGCCCGACACGAAGATCACAGCACTTACGGCACTGACTGCGGCTGATCCCGCGAATGATGTGCTTCCGATTGTCGATGTGAGTGACACGACAATGGCGGCTTCTGGTACTACCAAGAAGATCAGCATCAACAATGTTCTCGGTTGTTCCGGCACCGCCACGCTGGCCTCCGCCACCATCACCGGCGACCTGACGGTGGATACCAGCACTCTGAAGGTGGACAGCGCGAACAATCGGGTGGGTGTTGGGACGGCGAGTCCGACTAGGGCGCTTTCTGTTGTCGGATCTGCTGTTGCTACCTACGCAAACATCAACAGCGGTGACAACACTTCGCTGGTTGGTCTTCTGCTTGGTGGAACCAGCACTCCGTCGGCTGGTCAGGTGATTTACGACAACACCGCTAACTCGCTGGCTTTCTTTACATCTGGTGCGACCCAGATGACCCTCAACTCCACCGGCTTGGGCGTGGGGGCCAGCCCCAACATTTCAGCCTCTGGGAAAGCTCTCACAATTTCTGGAGCATTTACTCGTTCTCGTCTGGAATTGCAGAACACCGACGGTGGAACTGCTGGTGTGACTTGCGGCACAATTTCATGGTTCAACGGGTCCAATGCCATCGCTGACATCACAGGTGCCACGAACTCAGGTTCTGCAACGCTTGGTTCGCTCGCGTTCTCTACTGGTGGTTCGCCCCGACTCACCATCGACTCCACCGGCAACGTCGGCATCGGGGTTACGCCGAGTACTGTTTGGACCGCCAACGGAAATCTACAAGTCGGGGTTCATGCCGCTTTGTACACAAATGCCAGTCTTGGCGCGACTGATTTTGCGTACAACAGCATCAGAACCGGATCAGATACCTATCAATATTCGTTTGCAACGTCGTTGGCTGCCAGCCGTTTGCAGCAACGCGATGGTTCATTCCGTTTTTTCACTGCTCCTGCTGGCACTTCGCCGAATGCCATCACCTTCATCGAGCGACTGAGACTCAAAGAAACCGGACAGCTTCGCTTCGTACCTCTCGCTGCCGATCCTGCCGGTGCTGAAGCTGGTGATGTTTACTACAACAGCAGCAGCAACAAGCTGAAGTGCTACAACGGAACCACTTGGAACGACCTCTTCTAATCCCACCATGCCCACCCTCTCTTGGATCATCGAACGCCTTCTCTGCAAGCCGGTTGAAGGCACTCTCACCGATGTCGTCATCACCGCCGACTGGCGTTGCAACGGCACCGAAACCACCGGCTCTGGCGACACCGAGCAGACCTACACCGGCACCTGCTATGGGTCCTGTAGCTTCGCTCCGCCGACTGAGAACTTCACGCCCTACGACCAGCTCACCGAGCAGCAGGTGCTGGACTGGTGCTTCGCCAACGGAGTCGATCAGGCTGCGATTGAGGCCAACGTCTCGCTCCAGATTGCCAACCAGATCAACCCGCCGGTTGTGGTGCTGCCGCTGCCGTGGGTGCCGCCCGCTCCAGAGCCGCAACCCGAGCCTGTGACTGAGGCTCCTGCCGCTCCGGTTGTGGTTGCCGACGAAGCTCCGGTTGCCGATGCTCCCGCCGCATGATTCACATTGAACTGACTCAGGAGCAGGCCAACCAACTGCTCCAGCTCATCGAAATCGCCATCAAAGCCGGTGGATATGCCAACGCGAAGGTTGGAGTCCCGCTGGCCGACATCATCATCGCAGCAGCCCAACCTAAGCCCGAATGAAGAACTGGAAAACAACCGCTGGCGGCGTTGCCGTCCTGCTCGCCGCTCTCTCGGTCGGCATCAAGCAGATCATCGCAGGTGACATCGCCAACGCCATCGCCGCCATCACGGCTGGCGCCGGTGCCATGTTCACGGCGTTGAAGGCTCAGGACGCGAGCAAGGAGGACCAGAAGTGAAGGACACGCTACGAGAGCTTGGCATCAACATTGGCCTACTCGTAGCAGGCTTCGCAGGGAGCTTGGTGATGATGAAGAAGGACGGTCACAAAGACTGGTTCACCACCATCACCTCGCTCCTCGCAGGCACTCTGTCGGCCAACTACCTCACACCAGTAGTGGTCGATCTCGTGAACATCGGCAACAGCAACACCCAGTACGCTGCCGCGTTCATCATGGGATTCCTAGGTTTGCACGGAGTTGAATACATACTCAGCAGATTCGGACCAAAACCATGAACCCACTCACAGTGGTCAATGTCATCGCCAGCGGAATCCTCACCGCTGGCGTTTCTGCTTTCATGATCCTCCTCTATCGGTCAGACGGAGTGGTCAAACGATGGCCGCTGACAGGAAGCATCATGCTACGCGCATCACTCACGGCAACAGCCGCAGGCGCACTCTTCAACTGCCTGACCGCATCGACCCCTCCACTATCGGAAATCATCCTCAACTGCGGACTCGCAGGAATCTTCTCGTGGGCAGTCTACTTCCACACCAAACTCATCCATGGACCCGCTTCTAAGCATCAGTCAGGGCCTCATGAAGGCCGCGCTCGACAAGATCCTCGAACAGAAAGACCAAACCCTTGAAGACGGACAAACGGACAAAACCCTCACTGCTCGCCTCCTTGCTCGCGTTGATGCTGCCGGGTTGCAGCCCGACAAGAGTGGTGATGGTTCCACCAGGTCAACCCGTCCGACTGGCTGAGAACGTCAAAGCCCACGTCTGGGCCAAAGACGCCGAAGGGAAGGTCATCCGAAGCCGAAACCGCGTGACAATCAGCGAGGGTTGGTACGCACTACCTCCAAGAGAATAGTATGGGAACTCCACTCACCGGAAGCTCCGTAGCATCCACCTACACCGCGCTCCTCAAGACCACCGACAACGCTGTCCTGAGCGGTTCCCTGAGAACCATCAGCGACGGCGGTGGCAACGATTCCGCGCTCCAGCTCTCGACCGCAGGAGTGGCCAGCACCGGCACCCTCGCGGTCACCGGGGCGACCAATCTCTCAACGCTCACCACGAGCGGCAACGTAAGCATCGGAGGCGCACTCAGCGTCACGGGCAACCTGTCGGTTCCGGGCACCTTGTCATCCACCGGCAACTTCTCGGTCAATACCAACAAGTTCACCGTCAATGCCACGAGCGGAAATACCACCGTCCTAGGAACCCTCGGAGTCACCGGTGCCACGTCGCTCTCAAGCCTCTCAACAAGCGGTGCTGCCACGGTCGGAACGACGCTCGGAGTGACCGGAAACTTCTCGGTCAACAGCACCCAGTTCACGGTCGCGGCAGCTACCGGAAACACCGTCGTAGCAGGAACTCTGAACGTCACCGGAGCCAGCGTCCTCGGATCATTGTCCTCTTCCACGCTCACCGTCAGTGGACTGTCTCAAGTCGCTGAACTTGACGCTCTGAGCGACACCACAGTAGGTGGAACGCTCGGCGTTACCGGAGCAACCACGGTGACTTCGATCACGGCCAACGGAAACGCCACTCTGAACGCCGATACCACCATCGGAAACGCCAACACCGATGTCCTGACGATCAACTCGAATAACGTCACGTTGCCAAACATCACGGCAGCCACGATCGATTACTCGAACGACACCGTACTCATCAGGGACCAGAACGATTCCAACAAATTGAGGTCGGCCACGATGGCCCAGTTTTTTCCTCAATGCGTTCAGACCATATTCCAAGGAATCAACAGCTACACGGCAGTCAATACTGGGTCTGGCACTCAGATTACCGATCTCAACGCTTCAATTACCCCGAGGTCTTCTTCGTCCAAAATTTTGGTGACCATCGTTTTGAATTACTTCGCTACAAATGCTGATAGAGGAGTGTTCAGATTGACCAGAAACGGAACCGAAATTGGATCCAACTCAAATGGATCAAGCCTGTATGGAATCGCCCCTGTTTTTCAATCAGACCAAGGTTTTACTGGAATCACAAATACGGTCATTAGTTTTTACGACACGACCCCTTCATCTGGTTCAAACACTTACGCAATCAACGTGTTTTCGGCAGGTGCTGGAGGCATAGTTTGCGGGATCAATCTAAATAGGTGCGGAGATGATGTAACCTCCGGTCCAAATAATTTCAATCGAGCCAGAACCTCCTGCACGATGACTCTTCAAGAAGTCCTCGCATGAAACCCTCCGAAGTAGCGCAGGCTGCCTGCGACAAACTCTCGTTCACGGACTCGGCCACCATCACGTTGGCCAACAAGTTCTGCATCCGTCGATACTCGATGATCTGGGACTCGTGCCTCTGGAACGATACCCTCGGAGTCATCTCCCGATCAGTCAGCCAAGGCAACGAACTCGTCACCCTCGACCAAACCGTCACCGCCACCTACGCCTCCGGGTCCGGGTACAACATGTTCCTCGACTTCCCGGTCGCCGCACGGTTCACGGTCACCGGAGAAACCGATGGCATCGAGATCCCTGCCGCAGAATGGGTCTCGTTCTTCCAGCTCGATCCCAACACTTGGAACAACGTGGACTCCCGCAAGTCCACCCCCGGCAACTTCGTCAACTGGACCCGCATCATCGGGGCTTCCTACGGAGAAGCCGGCGTCCCACGCATCAAACTCGTCCCAACACCAAACACCGATGGGACACTCTTCATCCTGGGAAAGAAGCAGTCCCAGATGCGCCAGTTCGGAGAATCCACGGCCATCTCCAACGACAGCGACTTCGAGCTGCGCGGAGTAGAGAACGCCTTGCTGGCCTACACCGAAGGCGATCTCCTCGAATACTCACGCCAGTACGCAAAGGCGCAGGCCAAGTTCCAAGAGGGTGCCGCTCAGGTCTCCATCATGAAGGACATGGAGCGCGGCCAGCAGCAGCAGATCAGCCGCATCATTCCTGACAGCCTCTACGACTACACCTTCCAAGACATCCTGTAATGCCGTTCCAAGCGTCAGAGACTCTCGACGACCAGTTGATCCTCGACGGGACCAACGGGTTCAGCACCGGCGTCATCTCTGCCACACGTCCAGATGCCATCCCTGCCACAAGCATGGAGTCGGCAATCAACATGGACTACGACGATTTCGGGAACATCGTCAGCCGACTTGGAACCGTCACGCTCACAGGTAACGCGATCGTCTCCAACTGGGAAGACATCGTGGACAACTGGAACGCGCTTACCTCCAGCTTCGGCTCAAACCTCCCGGTAAACGCTAGCGTCTTCTCAGGCTTCTACTTCGACACCTCGGCATCCGAACGCCTCGTCATAGCGGTCAACGATACATCGACCAAGACGCTCTACTACGGATCGCCTGGAACCTCTTACGCACAGATCTCAAGCTCGACGATCGATCCGTCGGCCAACTTTGTCTACTTCGCGCAGCTCAACGAGAAGCTGTTCTACGCAGACGGCTACAGCAGCCTTCGGTACATCACCTCCACAAACGTCAATTCATCGATAACAGCCGGCAAGATCAGCCGCATCGATGTCATCAACCAAGGAAGCGGTCATTCATCAATCCCGACCATCACGATCTCGGCTCCTCCAAGCGGTGTGACCGCAACCGCGGAAGCAAGGATCGGCGGCGACGGAGCAATCCTTTCCATCGTCATCACAAACCCAGGCAGCGGTTACACAACAGCTCCAACAGTATCGATCTCGCCGGCCAATCAATCCCACGCGGTCGCTTTCGTTTCGCTCTCTGCTCCATCCAAGCCGATCTACCTGACGACGCACACCAATCGGCTCTGGTGCGTGTCGAATGACACAGCGATCACTCCAGACACCCTCTACTTCTCCGACATCCTCGATGGCGAAGTCTGGGATCCCCTCGGATCAATCCGCGTCGGCGGCGACGGCGATCCCATCAAAGGACTCTACTCGTGGTTCGGGTACAAGCTCCTCGTCTTCAAGGAGAGATCCATCTGGACGGTCGATTCCGATCCGACACAAGACCCAGCCGATTGGCAGGTCACACTCGTCAGCGGAAACATCGGATGCTCCTC